GAGAAACCAAATAATTGTGCCATAGTATAACTTTTATACCTATAGTGGTATTTATATTATATCTTAAAGTATGATAAAAATCAACTAAATTAGGTTTCTTCGTTTAAACTTCCACCGTAATCAGTTGTTCCGCCGACTACTTCCCAGAATAGGTAGTTGAATGTTACTTGAAACTCTTCAATTTGATCTGTTGCACCGTAATCAAGAGGTATTGAACTAACAACACTTGGATAAATTCCAGTGAACTTATACTCTCTTAATATTTCTACCTTTTGACTAGCACTAGAACCAGATCTAGATAATTGCTTTACGAAAGCATTTTTCTGATATGATTCTGGATCTACTGAACCCTGAGCTGTTTGTATATCATTAATAAAATCACTCCATCTTTCCATTGCATCTCTGATATGGAAATTAGTGTCATTGATAATAGTAATTGTCCAAGGATCAAAAGTACGGTCTCCAGCGATTGGAAGAACACGACCTCTAAATGGAACTGGAATATTTCCCAAGTTTGCTGCTGGTATCTCAGCAGCTTTACATAAAAATTCAACTTCCCTCTCTGTAATATTATTTGCTGTTGGGAAATCTGGTATTGAAACCTCAAATAAATTCGACCTTGCACCACCACCAGTCAGTTTTGATCTGAAATCAGTGATGGTTCTGTCGTTATGATTGAATGCCATTTTCTTTGTTAACTCCTTTTGTTATTTAGATGGACTTAATTAAACTCGACCTATGACTTCACTGAAGGAAACTCCAGTTCTAGTCGCAACGAATGTAAGACCGATGAAGTTAATTGAACGAGCTGGTTTGATAAAGATATCAGCCTTAAACTCGTTTGCATCAATAACATCAGGTGTGTTGTTTGTTTCATCACAAATAACTACGAAGTCTGATAAACCTCTCTTCGCTTGAACTCCACGAAGGAATGGTTCAACAATATTACGGAAGTTTGACCTAGTAATATCATCGTTAAACTCAAAGAGTTGTGTTCTTGCAGCGATTTCAATTCTTGCTTCTAAGTTCAAGAATAAACGACGAACGTTGATTCTATCGAATGCAGATGCAATCGCAAGTCCTGTCTTATCACCAAATAATAAGAATCCACCGCCAGGTGAGAAGATTACAGGGTTAATTCTCTTCGTATAAAGAGAGTCTCTCTGTACTTTATTTGGATTATATGCTAACTTAACTGTGTTAAGTATGTTTCCTCTCTGAGGCCCAGCTGGTGAGAACCAAGGGAATTGTTCCTCAGATGTTCTTGCCATCAATCCAGCAATGTCACCATTTAATGGCATAAACTGGAACTTGTTGTTAAATCTATCAAACTGATACTTGTAACCAGAATCAAATACTGCGAAAGATGATGATGTAATTGGATCATAGAACTGAACAACGTTAGTTGTTTGTGTCTTTGCACTATTAACGTTAACAACTGTCTCTCTGTTTGGAGAGATAACTGCTAAACAATCCTTTCTCTGTTCTGCAATTGCAATCAATTTGTTTGCTTTTGCTTGTGACTCTGCTTGACTACCTGTAATGCCAGGGCCCATAAGTAAGAAGTTAACCGAATACTCTGCTTCGTTCTCGAAAATTTCATAACCACCGATTATGTTTCCAAGAGATGTTGCAAAACCACCTTCTGTACTTACACCAGAGTAATCCTTACCACCTTGTAACTCATAGAGTTTATTACCTACAAAGTTAAAGTCTACGTCCTGTGCATCCTGACTCCAAGTATTTTGAGCTGTTGATGATGGAGTAAATGCAGTTATGATACCAGATGCGATTGTTCCGTTTCCAGTTGCAATTCCAATAAAGATGTTATCAGATTGTTCTGAAACTTTGTCTTTATAGTAAATTGCATCACCGAAGGAGTTCTTAGCATCATCTGCCTTTGATAAGAATGCAAACTTTTCAAGAATCGCACCTTGAGTTCCAGTAATTTTTCCAGAATCATCAATGACTACAATATGAAGTTCATCATTAGAACCATTTCTTGCAGCTGCATATCCACTTGTGCCTGGTTTTTCAGCAATCTCAGACCACTTTAGTGAACCATTCTTTAACTGAATGTATTGATTATCATACCAGTCATCTACTTGGAAGACTGTTGCACAAGTTGAAATACCAGCATCAGGGTCTGCAATAGTTGAAGAACTACTTGAAAATAGAACGCCAGGGCCAGGTAATGTATTACTTGTCTTTGTTCCTGTTGTGAATGCAAAAATTCCACTTTCTGTATAACTTACTGGGAAAATTGTTCCAGCAGCAGATACACGATTTACAACTTTAACGTCAACTGTACTTGCACCAACACCAGTCACAATACCTTGAACATATCCATCTGCGGTTGATGTTGTGCCAGGGCCAACGATTGTTCCACTGATAGGTTGTGTAACACCCATACCAACACTAACATTTGCTACCACATGAGGAGTAACATGAAGTTGTTGGTCTGCAGCACCGTCAATGTATGCAACCTTCATTCCGTTTGCATAACTGCCTGGGTTTCTTGCAGCTAATCTGTATGTAACAGCGTCTTCGTAATTATTTTGATAATCATCAAAAGACTTGATTTTAAGATTTGAAGTTGATCCAATACCTGTTGGATGTGTTGAAGGCATACCTCCAACGTTTGCGTTATTTAAATTTGCACCGTCTGCTCTAACGACTCTTAATATACCACCGTACTGTAAATAGTTTGATGCAGTGTACCAGTATTCGTACTGTCTATCATTACTTGATGGTTTTCCAAAAAGATCGATCATATCTTGCTCATTCTCAATAAGCAAAGGTTCTAGGACAGGGCCTCTTTCAAAGGGGCCTACTATCGCACCTGTCTGATCACTTATGGAGTCAATTCTACCAACCGTAAGGTCAACTTCTCTAACCTTAACGCCTGGAGATACTAAACCTATGCCAGCCATGTTTTTCTCCGAAGTTCCACAATGTTTTTCTAAATTTATTTATAAATTGCTACGTCTCCAAGTGGGGAAACATGACGTGAACTCTACCAATCAGGATAAATGTCTACTTTTTCTTTTTTTCTTCTTCCCTCAGAAACTCTTTTAATTGAACATCTTTTACACTCATAAGCGTATGCCGATGGCACGTTTCCTCTATCTTTTCTTGTTTTGTAAAAATCATTTATCAACTCTTTTGTTTCGCCACATACCTTACATTTTCTCTGTTCAAAGAGTAAATGTTCTAATCCAAACTGGTCTTCAATATTCATTCTTCAATTTCAAAAAACCATTTAATAGACTTAATATAATCAAATGTACAACCTATATCTTTATCACATTGAACATCATATTTTCTGTCACATAAAAACTTTCTAAGTTCATAGACAGAATCAAATCTCCCTTGATGTCTTTCGTTTTCATCGTACAAGTGATATTTCATTATCTGTAATCCCACATGTAAGAACGATCTCCGTATTCATCAGCATACCATCTATCTCCATCTTTGTCAACAAAGCTTTCATCCTCTGTTCCATCAACAATAAATCCAAAAGGTGACATGTCTTGTTCAATTTGATCTCTCTGGTCTTCATATATTCTTTTTCTTACATCTTGGTCTGTAAGTTCTTTAAAATAATCTTGTTGAACTAACCATGCGTATATCACAAGACACATAGCTAAGTCATCATTACATCCTTCCTCTGCTTCAAATGAGTTGTGTTTCTGTATGAATGTAGTAAGTTCAGATATGATATCATAATCATTGAATATTACTTTCTCATCTTCAATCAAAGTTTTTAAGTTAGAACATCCTACCTTCTTGACAGTCTTGGACATCTTAACTCCAAGTTGTGTTTTCTTACCTGAGAATCCCTGTCCTACGATCTGACCAGCACGACCTCTCATTGAACATAATAAAAGATTATCGTATTCTAAGTCATACTGTATGATACTTGCAACTTGATCTCCAATATCATTTACCTCACATAAAATAAAAGCATTGTTGTATGCTTTTGCAATATCTACAATGATACTGGGAAACAACATTGGTTTGATTTCGTTGTTCTTATACTTACCAATTACCTTGTGTGGGAATGATGTGATATCCGTAATTATAAATGCAGAGTAGTCAATACCCACACCACGAGCCA